GCCGGGCGCGCGCGGCCGGCGCCTGCCCACACGGGACCGAGCTGCAGCTCGGGCCCACGCGGGCCGCCGGGGCCGAAGTCAAGTACCAAGGCCGCGCCAAGGACCTCCTCGTCCTCGACGAGGCGACCAACTTCCTTGAGTCGCAGGTGCGGTTCCTCATGGGCTGGGTGCGGACGACGGACCCGGACATTGCTTGCCAGACGCTGCTGACGTTCAACCCGCCGACGTCCACCGAGGGGCGCTGGATCATCCCGTTCTTCGGCCCTTGGCTCGACCGCCGGCACGCGTATCCGGCCGCACCGGGGGAGCTGCGCTGGGTCGTCGTCATCGACGGCACCGACGTGTGGCTCAAGCCGGACCACCCCGACCCCGGCCGGCAATTCGTGATCGACCGGTCGAACCCGGACATCCCCGCGTCGGACCCCGAGGCGTGGATCTACGACTTCGACCCGGCGGAGCACAACCCGGAAGACATCATCAAGCCCCAGTCGCGGACCTTCATCCCCTCGCGGGTGTCGGACAACCCATACCTCATGGGCACCGGCTACCTGACGCAGCTCCAGTCGCTGCCGGAGCCGCTGCGGTCCCAGATGCTCAACGGGGACTTCTCCGCCGGCATGGAGGACGATCCGTGGCAGGTCATACCCACGGCATGGGTCGAGGCGGCTATGGCCCGTTGGCGCCTCCCGGAGCGGAAGGCGCGCATGTCGTCGATGGGCGTGGACGTCGCCCGCGGAGGGCGGGACAGCACGACGATCGCGAGGCGCCACGGGGCATGGTACGACGCCCCGATCAAGATCCCCGGCAAGATGACCCCCGATGGGCCGACAGTGGCGGGGCAGGTGATGACCGCGCGCCGGGACCTCGCGCCGGTCCACATCGACGTCATTGGCGTGGGCGCCAGCCCCTACGACTTCCTGAAGCAGAACCGGGTCCACACGCTTGGTGTAAACGTCGCCGAGGCGGCGACCACCACGGACCGCTCCGGGCGCCTCAAGTTCGCCAATCTGAGGGCACAGCTCTGGTGGCAGTTCCGCGAAGACCTCGACCCGGCCAACGGCGTGAACATCGCGCTCCCGCCGGACTCCGAACTCCTCGCGGATCTCTGCGCCCCCTGCTGGCTCCTCCGCGGCAACACGATCGCCGTGGAATCCCGCGAGGACATCATCAAGCGCATCGGGCGAAGCCCGGACTTGGGGACGGCGTACATCCTCGCCCGGATAGACACCGCGTCCGAGGCCACGCTGTCCGTCCTCGGCGTCGACCACCCCGGTGTGCAAGACCGGATGGGCGCCGTGGATAATGCGGCTTCAAGGTATGACCCGTATTCTAGGATTCCGAGGTGACCCGTGTGTAGAGCACCCAAGATCAGCATGGCGCCTTCGCCGCCTCCGCCGCAGCCCGCCAAGACACCGACCGTGCTTGATGTAGCCGCCAACCGCCGCCTCGGGGCGATGCTGGGCTACAATGGCAAAAACATGACCCTCCTGTCGGGGGGCGCCCTCGACCTGATGCCGAAGACAGATCGGCGCAAGACCCTTCTTGGAGGCGGGCAATGAACCCGCAAGACATCGTTGTAACCGGCTCCCTCGCCGCGCTGGACGCCGCCACGGGCTGGATGTCGCTGCAGCGGGGCAACCAGCTTCGCATCGTTGTCTCGGGAAGCTTCTCCGCGACGCTGCGCATCGAATACTCTGATGTCCTCCCGTTCAGCAGCCTGACGGCAGTCGGCAGCGTCGCTTCGGGGACGACGACCATCGAGGTCTCCGCGACCGGGTTCTATCGGGTCCGCGCGGTGGGTTATGCGTCAGGCACCGCGGTGCTGAGCCTCCGCGGCTTTGACGCCACGATCGTCCTCGACGACGACGGCAAGTGGGACGACCTGCGCAGCCCCGCGTCCGGGATCAACCCCACGGGGCCGGCTTCACCTCCCGGAGTCGACAACAACGACGGCACCCTGCTGTTCGACGCGGCGGGAACCGAGGTGGTTTCCGTGCTCCTGCAGATGCCCCACAACTGGAAGCAGGGGAGCGACATCAAGCCGCACGTCCATTGGACGAAGAGCACCTCGGCCGCGGGCAACGTCTACTGGCGCCTTGAGTACAAGATCGCCAATGCTAGCGGTGTCTTCCCCGGATCGTGGACGACGCTGAACACGACGACTACCAGCCCCGTCATTTCGGACGACAACACGGCCGACCAGCATCTCATCTCCGACTTTGGGGCCGTCAGCATGGCCGGGTATACTGCGTCCTGCATGTTGAAGTGCCGCGTGAGCCGCATCGGCGGCGACGTGCTTGACACGTACGGCGCGGACGCCAAGCTTCTGGAGTTCGACATCCACTACCTCGTTGACTCGCTTGGAAGCGGCGGCGAGTTCATCAAGTAACGGGAGCCGACGTGGCCAATATGACGCGGCACATCCAGCGGTGGCAGGGTCTCAAGACCGAGCGGTCGAGCTGGGACGGCCATTGGAAGGAACTAGCGGAGTTCTTCGCTCCGCATGCCGGGCGCTTCACAACCAGCGAGCGCAACGACGGCAAGAAGAAGTTTGGCTCGATCTACGACAACTCCCCGTCCCGAGCGCACCGCATCCTCGCCGCCGGCATGATGGCCGGCATGACCAGCCCCGCGCGGCCTTGGTTCCGACTGACGCTGGCCGACGCCGAGCTGTCGGAGCAGGACGCGGTGCAGGAGTGGTTGTCCAAGGTCACGGACGACATGCGCGGCGTGTTCTCCCGGTCGAACGTCTACCGGGGGCTGCACACCATGTACGGGGAGCTTGGCCTCTTCGGCACCAGTGTCGGCTTGTTTGCGGAGCACCCGACGCAGCTTCTCCATCTGCACACCCTGACGGCTGGTGAATATGCTATTTCAATGGACATGCTGTCGAGCGGAACCGGTGTATACCGTGAGTTCGACCTCACCGTGGAGCAAATTGTCCGTGCATTTGGCCTCGCCAATGTATCCGACTCGGTGCGGAGCCTCTGGAACACCGGGGCCTACGACAAGTGGCGCACCGTGGTCCACGCGGTTACCCCGCGCGAATCCAGAGATCCGACCAAGCTGGACGCCAAGAATAAGCCCTTCGAGTCTTGTTACTTCGAGCTGGGGGCCAAGGAAGGTCAGTACCTTCGTGTCTCCGGGTTCGATGACTTCCCGGCGCTGACTCCGCGCTGGGCGACGACCTCCAACGACACCTACGGCTACTCGCCGGCGATGGAAGCGCTTGGCGACGCCAAGCAGCTCCAGCACCAGCAATACCGCAAGGCCTACGCTATCGACATGATGACCGATCCGCCGCTGGTGGTTCCGAGCACGATGCGGAACCAAGTGGTGAATCGCCATCCCGGCGGCGTGATTCATGCGGATCTCGCCAGTAAGGACTCCATCCGAACCGCCTTTGACGTCAACCTGAACCTCGATCACCTGCTTGCTGACATCAACGACGTACGGGACCGCATCAACGGGTCGTTTTACGCAGACCTGTTCCTGATGATGCTCTCCGACAACCGCTCCAACATCACGGCCCGCGAAGTCGTTGAGCGGCACGAGGAGAAGATGCTTATGCTCGGCCCGGTTCTGGAGCGTCTCCAGAACGAGATGCTGGAGCCGCTGATCGACTTGACGTTCGCGCGCATGGCGCGCGCCGGCCTCCTCCCTCCTCCTCCCCCGGAGCTGCAAGGACAGGACATCAACGTCGAGTTCGTTTCCGCGCTGGCGCAGGCGCAGCGCGCGGTCGGCGTCAACGCCATCGACCGGCTTCTGGTCACCGTCGGCGCCGTTGGCCAGCTCCGCCCCGAGGCCCTCGACAAGCTGGATCAGGACAAGGTGCTTGAGAAGTACGCCGACATGCTCGGCGCCGACCCGACCCTCCTGCTCCCGGCGGGCGACGTGGCGTACATCCGGCAGCAACGCGCGCAGCAGCAGCAGCAACAGCAGGCGATGGAGGCCGCCAAACTGGCGCAACCTGTCTCGGCGGCGGTAAAGACCGCTGCGGAGACCGACGCAGGCAAGGCGGCCGAAACAATTGGCAATATGTTCTCCGGTTATACCGGTTGAGGGTGTGCATAGTGGACAGCCGCGGGTCTAACATGCCGGCAATGCAAGAGGCTAACGCAGAGGCGAAGCAGCGTGACGCTGATCTGCGCTGGCTCATGGCCCACCCGGCAGGCCGAAGGTTCCTCTGGTCCACGCTTCAGCAGTGCGGCGTGGACAGGGTGTCCTTCACTGGCAACAGTGATACGTTCTTCCGGGAAGGGCAGCGCAGCGTGGCGCTACAACTCGCCGCAGACGCCAAGGCCCTTGCTCCTGATCACTACAAGCAGATGCTCATCGAGAACCTGTAATGGCTGACGAAGACCAGAGCAACACGAATACTTCCCTGCTGGGCGGTGCGGCTGACACCAATGCCGGCTCGGATGGGGGTAGCAGCGACGGCGGCGACGCCGGAGCACAAGGCACAGACGTCGCAAAAGCGACGGATACGGCCAACGACGGCACGGACGCCGGCGGAAAGGCGACCAGCGAAGACGCCAACGGCGGGCAGGGCGAAGACGCGCCCATCGAGTACAACTTGCGTTTCCCCGAGGGGTCGCAGGTTGACGAGGACGCCGCGAGCGGGCTTGTTGAGCTGGCCAAGGAGCACAAGCTGCCGCCCGAGGTGGCGCAGAAGATCGCCGCTTTCGGCGTCCCTGTTCTGAACAAGGCGCAGCAGCAGCAACAGGAGGCTTTCAACGCGCAGTTGAAGGCGTGGGAGAGCGAGGTCCTTGCCGATGCCGACATCGGCGGCGTGGCTCTCCAAGACAACCTCCGGCTTGCGGCGAAGGCGATCGACCGCTTCGGCGGCGACGCGCTCCGGCAGGTATTTGACGCCACCGGGTTGGGCAACCATCCCCAACTGGTCAAGGCGTTTGTGCAGATTGGCAAGGCGATTTCCGACGACACCTTGGTCGGGCTTAACAGCTCGAAAGCCACGGGGGATCAAGGCCTCGCCAAGCAAATGTTCCCCTACATGAACTAAAGAGAGACCACCATGACCACGCTTTCCGCGACCCACCCGACGCTTCTGGACTTGGCCCGCCGCCAAGATCCGAACGGCAAGATCGCCAACATCGTCGAGGTGCTGAACCAAACCAACGAAATCCTCGATGACGCCGTCTGGCTCGTTGGTAACCTCGAAACCGGCAACAAGACCACCGTCCGCACCGGTATTCCTTCTCCGACGTGGCGCAAGCTGTACGGTAGCGTCCAGCCCACCAAGAGCCGCACGGCCAACATCATCGACACATGCGGTATGCTGGAATCCTACGCCGAGGTTGACAAGGCGCTGGCCGACCTGAACGGCAACACCGCCGAGTTCCGCATGTCGGAAGAACTGGCCTTCATCGAGGGCATGAACCAAGAGTTCGCCCAAACCCTGTTCTACGGCAACGAAGCTACGGAGCCGGAAGCCTTCACTGGTCTGTCTGCCCGCTACAACAGCAAGACGGCCGAGAATGCTCGCAACCTGATCACGTCGGCCGCGTCCCCGGACAGCTCCGACAACACCTCTATCTGGCTGATTGTTTGGGGTCCGAATACGGTCAACTGCATCATCCCGAAGGGTTCCCGCGCCGGCCTGCAAATCACCGACAAGGGGCAGGTCACGAAGGAATCGTCCGACGGCATGTTTGAAGCCTACCGGACGCACTACCGTTGGGACGTCGGGCTGTCCGTTCGTGACTGGCGCTATGCCGTTCGCATCCAGATCGACCAAGAGGATCTGACCAAGAGCGCCGGCAGCGGCCCGGACTTGCTCGACCTGATGGCGATGGCGACGCACCGTATCCCGAACCTGCGCGCCGGCCGTGCGGCGTTCTACGCCAACACGACCGTGACCGAGTATCTGGATCGCCAGTCGATGAACCGCGGCACCTTCACGGTCAACACCGTGGAAGATGTGCAGGGCCGCTGGATTCAGCGTTTCCGCGGCATCCCGGTTCGCCGCTGCGACGCCCTGACCAACACCGAAGCCGCTGTCTCCTGACAGCGGTAACCACTGAACATTGACGGAGAAAGACAATGGCCATTCTCGATGAACGCAGCGAGTTCTGCGATGCCACCGCCCTCAACCTCGGCGTCGCGGCTTCCTACATCATCGGCGACGTGTACGACACCGGCGCCACAGATCCGGGCGACATCGGCACCGGTCTGGGTGAGCTGTACATCGTCATCACGGTTGACACCACGGCGACTTCCGGCGGCTCCGCTACCGGCACCTTCTCCTTGGTGACTGACGACAACGCCAGCCTTACCACCCCGGCCGTGCTGATCAGTTCCAAGGCTTGGGCCGTGGCCGAAATGACTGCCGGCACCGTCCTGCTGGCGGCCAAGCTGCCGATGGAAGGCACCCCGTACGAACGCTACATCGGCATCCGGCAGACCACGGGCACCGCGGCTTTCACGGCCGGCAATGTGAACGCCTTCCTGACGAAGGACGTGTCCCGCTGGTCGGCTTACCCCGACGCCATCTGATAGGGTGACAGCATGATTGTTATCGCTCTGGAAGACGGTTTCTACGGCGGCGCCCGCCGCCGTAAGGGCAGCACCTTCGAGGCCAAGGCCGGCGCCAAGGCATCTTGGTTCGCCCCGGTCGAGATCGACGCCGCCAAGGCCCCGGCCAAGGCCAAGGCTCCGGCCAAGGCTCCGGCCAAGGCCAAACCCGCCGACGACGACGCCGCCGCCGATCAAGGCGCTGACCTCGTGGGTTGAGGCTTTCGCTACCGCCGTTTAACGACGGCTTTCGAGAGGGGGCGAAAGCCCCCTTTTTTGTTGCGAGGACGACATGGCTTCCGCCGTAGACATTTGTAATCTGGCGCTGTCGAATCTCGGGCAGCGCATAAGCATCAATAGCATTTCCCCCGCCAACACGCCGGTGGAGCAGCATTGCGCCATGCTTTACCCCATCGCAAGATCCGCGGTTCTGGAGGCCCGAGACTGGACCTTCGCCCTTACCCGAGCCACGCTGGCCGAGCTGTCCAGCTCCCCGACGGATCACTGGGAATATGCGTACGCAAAGCCCTCCGACTGCCGGCGTATTGTCCGCGTATTCCCGGATGAGAGCACCTCCGACAACGATACGCTGGACTACCTGCTCGAAGGAACAAACATCCTGACATCGCAACCCGCCGGCGAGATCCTCTATGTGCGGGATGTTGTAAACACCACGGAGTTCAGCGGACTGTTTACCATTGCGCTGGGCTGGATGCTCAGCTCCCTGCTCGCGGGGCCTTTGGTGCTCGACGTGAAGATCAAGGAGTGGGCCGACCAGAAGTACCTTGAAGCGCTGGGTAACGCCTCGACGGGGGACGCAAGCCAGACCCGGTACAACCCGCGCCCCGCGGCAAGCTGGATTCAAAACCGATGAAAACCAAGAACCTGATCCAAGCCTTTACGGGGGGCATTCTGTCCGAGGATCTTTTCGGTCGCACGGACTTGGCCAAGTACGCCACAGGTGTGGCTGACGCGGTGAACTTCGGCGTGGCGCTGCACGGGCCTCTGGTCAAGCGCCGGGGGACGCGCTTCGTCGGCTCCGCGATAAGTGGCGGAACAGACCCCATTCTCATCCCGTTTTCCATCAGCAACGAGTCTTCCGCGGTTCTGGAGTTCTATCCATCCGAGGAGCTGGCGTACATCATCGAAGGTGGGGTGTACGTCCACACCACAAACGGCAACAGAATGTGGACCTTCGAGCCGTCAACCGAACCCGGAGGATCTCCGGGGGTTCCCGAGGACGAGGTGCTTTGCTGTATCGCTACCGGAAGCGCCACTCCCCCGGTGGTTACAGGATCGCTTTTCTACCTCCCGCCGGATGACCCTGAGCTTTCCCGCCTCAACACCGAGAACTTGGTGTTGGCCGGCCGCTGGGTGCGTCTGGAGTTCATCTACAGCTACGAGATAACCCCCGGAGCGTATGCGCACCAGTGCCGAGCGTACGAACCCTTGGGCAATACGCCAATCCCCTTGGTATTCGACGCCTTCTCGGTCGGGCACCAGCCGGAGATGCACCCGATAGCGACTCTGACCCTATCCCCCAGCAACGGAGCCTTTGTTTCTCCTTACCTCGACTTCTGCTGGGCGCAATCCTACGATGTGCTGACCATCACCAACCCGGTTACACAGCCGATCGAGATCAGCCGGGAAAACTTTTCTCCCCCGGTGTACTCCGTAGGCTACGCCAGTTTCTCTACCAGCTCCGCTTTGATTGTCACCGCGGGGTCGTCGACACCCTACCCGTCCGGGAACCTGACTGCCGCGCGCCAGCGGTACGCCGTTACGACGATTGACGGCTCAGGCCTTGAGTCCCTGCCCCTGCGTCTCACCGGGTCGGCGCATCAAAACCTGTGGTCCATGACCGGTACCAACTCGTCCACCGTCGGTGAGCTGAC